AAAGAAAATATCATTATAAAATAAGATGCGAATTAAAAAATATAAGAACAATAAAACTAAAAATTTGAATAAAAAAAAATATCAAAGAGGAAAAGGAACGAGAAAAAATAAGAGTATTCGTAATACAATCAAACAAGATAATTCACCTCATTCTCACAGTCATAATTTAAAAAATACTCCAATAGAATTAAATAAAGTTAATTGCAGTCCAAAAGATAAAAATGAAATTAAAAACTTTACATGTTATACAGAAAATTCGTTATTCAAATTAAGAGACAAATGGAACATACGTCACCCATATGAAAAAATTACAACAAATGACTCAAAAGAAATTCACAAGTTGCTAGCCAATTATCTAAGTAATGTATGCAACAAAGAATCGTGTTGGTTAAAACAGAATCATGAATTTGGAAAACTGGATGAGGATTTTAAAGATTCATTTGCCCCTGAGTCACCATATGAATGGAAAAAAAACCCGAATGAATGGTTGTCAAGTATTGACATTATAAAAGTAATGAAACAATATGAAAAAGCATACAAATGTTTTGATTTTATTGGACCTTCGCCAATAGATTTTGATAAAAAGAAAATTTACGGTGAATGTGTATGGGAAGAATTGTGTAATTTTAATTTGAAACAACAAATAAAAGAGGGCAAAACAAAGGTTGTGATAATCTTTAATACTGATCCTCACGATAAGCCTGGCGAACACTGGATTTCCATGTTTGTAAATATAAAAAAAGGTAAAATATTTTTCTTTGATAGTGTGGGACGAAAAGCACCACCTGAAATAATGAAATTTGTAGAAAAAATTAAAATGCAAGGAAAACAATTAAATCCTAAAATAAATTTCACATATGATGAAAATCATCCTGTTGAACACCAATATGGTAACACTGAATGTGGTATTTACAGTATTTTCTTCATTGTTCATATGTTACAAGATAAATTAACAGAGCATTATTTAAAAACACATATTTTAAAGGATAAATATATGGAAAAATTTAGAAAAATTTATTTCAACGAACAATTATAATTTAAAGTTATAAGTTAGACTATATATATCTTACAACTTGCATCTTACACCGATGTCAATAAATGATTTTTTAGAAAAGGAAAATCTGGAATTATTATGGGAAGTGTTAATAGACGAACCGTTAATAAAACAATTATGCGATTCTGTAATTAAATACAAAACCCTTATGCATATTTTTCAATCAAACCTGAATGAATTTTTCAATGCAGAAAAAAATAATTGTAATAACTTGATTGAATTAAATAAAAAATATATTTTGTTAATAATTAATTATATAATAAAAACAAACACTAATCAATCTACGGCGCCTCTACAAAGCCAAAGCCCCTATACGAATAGTCAATATAAAAAAATTAAAATTCATGATGATGAACCAATTAAACAATCAATAACTTTTGAGGACATTCAGAATGATAGAATGAATCTTTTTGAAAAAGAATTAAATAAGAAACAGGAAGAATTTACAAATGCAATGACGTTACCTGTACCACCAGTTCCAAATTTCAGTGACAATTTAGATCAACCTATGAGTGAAATTGAAATGGAAATAAAAAGAATTCAAGAGCAGCGTAATTATGATATTGAAATGATTAAAAATACAAATTCATCTAGTGATGCAAATTGGTTAAAACCACAAGAAACATCTATTAAAAATGAAAAGTTGATAAAAATTAATAATAATAATAGTAATGCAAAAAATAACGACGTTAACTTCAATAATAACACTAAACATATAAGCTGGGAAGATGAACAACTGAGCCGTCAAGAACCCATGTATGAAGAATCAGAGGAAATAAATATTTTTGGAAAACTGAAAAAAATAACGAGTCCAGACTATCAAAAACAAATTGATGAAATCAAAAAAGAAATGTCCGTATTAAATGACAAGTTGGATTTGATTTTACAAAAATTATAAAATTGAATTAATTTGTATAAATAAATTGTGTTATTATACAAATTACTTAAATAAATAACATGAACTTTTTAGGATTTATTGTTTTGTTTTTGTATGTGTTAAAATCTGCTTCAAAAAGGGCATATAATTTGAGATTTAGAAATACTTTGTTACGTGTATATATTGCTACCGACAAAAAAAAGGTAATTGGAGAATATTCGGATAAAATAGTAAAAAAAACTACATCTAATGCTAAAGTTTGTTATAATAAAGCGTTATCAAAATGTTATGATATCCATTTGTTTTACAATAGTTTAACAGACGAAGAAAAAGAATTAATAGACGCTATTATATCTTTATGCTACTAACTAAGTGACTAAGTTACCAATTGTTTGAAAACCTGTTCGTTTTTTTCATTTATTTCTAATGTACCAATTTGAACTGGTATTATCTCACCATTTTCTAATGCTTGTAAATAACTATTCTTATCATAAATATTTAACTGTCTAGGGCTGATTCGTCTATATACATATTGTATTCCATTCAAAGTAATAGGTTTTCCTTCCCATTCTATTTGTTTTTTATTGGCGCGAACTGTAAGGTCGCTTTGTTGATTTGCATAATCAGGAACATAAGAAAATTTATTATTTTTAGGGTCACCAAAATTCATGCATTTACCATTTGAATAAATAAAACAATCAAATGCGGATTCTTTAATAGCGTCGGTTAATTGCATACTCAAATTAGCTTTGATTTCGGATATTTCAAATAATAATTGGTCTGTTGTAATTGGCACCTTTGGTTCTCCCTTTGATAAATCCTTTCTTTTTAACTCAATCGCATCATCTGATTTTAATTGCTCAGGTGATAATACCATTAAATAGACAAATACTTCAACAGTTTGTAGTGCGCGGGGTAAATTTTTATGACTACATATACGACGTGCGCGTCCAATAACTTGTTCTGTTCTAACAGGATGCCAATATGGTTCCATAATATGAACATAACGGGTATTTCTAAGATTAATACCTTCAGAACCTGATGAAGTAATCATAAGCACTTTAATAATTTCGCCCATATTATTGTTATTTGCAATTTTTCTTAATTCTGCTGATAAATTGGTTGGAATATAATCCCATTCACCGTTATAAATACGTCTAGTTATTTCTTTTTCTTCAACTGTTTCAGTACCTGTGTACAAAGCGTATGTTGGTTTTCCCAAATCGGCTTCAGGAATATCTATTTCCCAAATATCAGAAGCATTCTTTTTAATTTTGAACCGTGCAAAACCATTTTTTTCTAATACCAAACTGAAGAGTCCTATACCTTCAAGTGTTCTAAATTGACTATAAACTAAATGTAACCCCAAATGTTCAGGGTCTTTAATATTATCAAGAATATGTAAAAATTTTGGACTGAAACGTGTCAAGGCCTCAGGTGTTAAAAAATCATTGGAATGCTCTTTGATGTTTTTAATAGTGGCCTCAATTCTCTCTTTATATGTGTTTCCACCTAATTTATCCAAAATTTGGTCGCCTTCTTCTTCTCCTTCATGTTCATCATTGACGTCTACATTGGCTTCTTCCTTTCGCGCATCTTTTAATAATTTTGTAATATCATTTTCTTGCTCATTGGGTTCATTAGCTTCACCTTCTTCGCGGCCCTCGCGAACTTCTTCCCCCTTCTTCTTTTTGATACTAGGAAGAGGCCTATCATTCATCACAAAATTGCAATACAATCTTGAAAATATTCTGTATGTTGAAGTGGCTTCTTTGAATAATTCATCCAACTTTTGTGGTTTTTTGGATGCCTTTTCTAGTTTTCTCTCTTCTCTTCGCGCTGATTCATAAATTTTGAATTGAAAATCACTCATTGGTATTTTAACAACGTGATAATCAACACCTAATGTTTTATTAAATGTTGGTAATAAACTTTCCTGTGCACTCTTAAAATAAGAAGAGAGACCAATAATGCGGCGTTTCAATGCATCTACATTTTTCAATTTTTTTGTTACACTATCAATATATTGGTTTTCAAATAAATCAAAGTCGTCAGGAAGTGCTTTCATATTTTTTATTTTGATTCCATCTGATATAACATCAATATCATTTCTTTTTAAAATACTTATGATTTTTCTTTCAAAATCATCGTCGCTTATAAAATCGTTGTCAAAAATATTGTTACCAGTATCGTCTCGTTTAACATTAGAGACGCCTTTATATCCACTGTCCTGCTTTATTTTATTTTTAAAACCAAAAGGATTACGAGTAATAGTAAGAATCTTACTAGAAGGGGAGTAGTCCAAATAATCTAGAGATTTCTCTCCAAGTAACATTTCTTGCAATGAATTTCTATCTATTTTTTTGGTTGTTTTTACATTTAAAGGGAAATTCCAGGTTTTGATATATCCTCTTAAAATATTGAAAAGTATTCCAAATTCATTAGGGTAATTGATAATAGGCGTTCCTGTTAGGAGAACAATGCGGGCATTTTTAGCGCTCATTAAGTATTCATATAATTTTACCGCAAGAAATTTTGGCGAATACTCTTTCTCACCTCTATCATTTTCAGGAACAACCTTTTCTTTTTTGATTTTATTGACGATTCTACTGATTAAATTGTGAGCTTCATCAATAATAATAACGGAATTATCAAACAGGTTTTTAGTGAATCCTGATGTAAGTTCTTCCAATCTTTTTAAACGTAATCCATTGTAGTTGATAAATGTATATTTGTTGCGAATCATTTCATTCAATTGGTCGTCCAATGATTTTTTCTCAATGGAAGTTAGTTCATCGTAATTGGAAGGTTTTTTTACATTGACAAACCACGCACCTTGTTGTTTTTTAATATAGTCTTGCGATAAATTCAAAACTGCAGATAATGTTGTCATTGCTTCGGGATTGGTTTTGATTGACACGAATTCCCAGTATTGATTTTTCTTATACAAAGAATCACCACAATGTTTTAATTCTTCCATATAATTGGTTCTTAAAGACGCAGGCAACATAATTATTATTTTTTTTGTGTCCTTCATACCCTCTGCGATTGCAATACTACTGCAAGTTTTTCCTGTGCCTAAACCAAAATACAGCAATAATCCACGATAAGGTGTAAACATATTTAAATAATCCCTAACAATTTTTTGATGTGTCATGAGGGAAAAGGCTTTATCGTCTGTACTGTTACCAATTGTATCGCAAGAAATATTTGCATTCATATTTTCTAAATCTTTTTTGTATGGTTCAAACAAAGAGTTTATAAAATTAACAAAAATTTCTCTGTTGTTCATGTAATAACTAGAAACCTTGATTATAACAGGAGGCTCTTTCTTGGCCAATCTCTGAGACAAAGGAGTGTCGCCGATTTCCACCACGTTTTCAGGACCTAATACAGCAATGCCTTTTTCTACCTTTTTTGTTGTGCGACCTCTCTTTGCTGGTTCTTTTTTTTCAGTTAATGCGACAACTTCTTCTTCGCCTTGTGGAAGTTCTTCTGCTATGATTTTCTCAACATTTTCGGCAGCCTCTTCGTCGGCGTCAGCATCACCTTCAATAATGAGAAGTTTTTTTTTGACCATTTTCTTTGCCTTTTTAACAGGTGGTTGCACTTCTATTGGTACAGGTTGTGCGATTGGTTCGGTTTGTTTCGTTGATTCAACAGCTTCCATGATTGGTTTGACTTTAACTCTCGTTTTTTTATTTTCAGTTAATTTCATCAAAAAATCATTACGATTGTATCCTTTGTTGGTTTCATCTACTACAATCATTTTGGTCGCTGTTTCAGGCTCAGGTTCCTCTGCTTGAACTTCCTCGCTCACCTCACCTTCTTCCTTTTCACCTTGTTTTTCAAGTGGTTTTGCTGGTTTTGACAATTTTATTTTTGTTTCTCCTTTAATAGCAACTACAACAGGCTTCTGCTGATTTAATGTAGGTTTCGCCATTAATTTATGTTTTAATTTTTCTAAAGGATTCATTGTCAATGCTTATATAATTAAAATAGAATAAATTTATGCTTTTACGTTTATTCTTCAACAAAATCACCAATTTCGGGAATGTTTGTAATCTCGGCAACATCAATTTTTCCGTTATTTTCTTCTATAATGTTAATTGCCTCATTACATGCAATTTGTTCCGCCTTTCGTTTGATTTTATGTTGTCCTTCTCCCATGAATAAAAATATTTTGTTATTTTCAGCAACGTAATCATGTATGGATTTAAATGTTTTAAAATAAGAAATGTGAACTGAATCATCGTGT